GCCAGCCACGTCGCTCTGGAACTCCAGCACGCCCGCAGCCGCCAGCGAAGTGCCGGTGACAGAACCGACACCCGAGGTGCCGACGATGCCCTGAGGCTCACCGGAAGCACCCGAGCCGCGCAGAGCGCCAACGTCGATCGCCAGCGCGCACACCGTGGCAAGGTCGGACTTCACGATGGACTCGGCATCCGGGCTCGACTGCAGCAGCAGTTGACGGCTGATTTCCGTGTAGGCGCCAACCGTCTTCGGGCTCAGAGCCATCTGAAGGAAGGTCTGCGCCGATTCGGTAGCCGTCGAGGCTTCGTTCGCGAGCCACACCGCAGTACCGGCGCCGGATTGCTTCGGCACCGTCACCGAGCCGACCAGACCAGCCAGCCGACGCGCGCCCATGGCGTACACCACCGAGCGGTTGCGCATCAGTTCGATGAACGACTGGTTCTCGGTGCCCACGAGGTAGCCACCCGCACCAGCCGTCGCAACCGTGAGGTCACGCTTCTGCGAGCGGTGTTGCTGCACTTCGAACGGCACGAAGAACTTGTGCGGGTCCGGCATGCGGCCGAGTTGCTTGGCGACAGCGCGCGAGGCTTCGAGTTCGAAACCGGCGTTGCTCCAGTTCTTGTCAACGACCGCGCGAATGGCACGGAACATGCTGAACTGCGAGGCTTCCTTGTCGGTCAAGCCGATGGCGGCGTCCGACTTCGGCGCGTTCTTGCCGCGCTCCTCCATCAGCTTCAGCAGGTCGTCGGTGATCTGCTCGACCGAAAGGCCCGTGCTGACCCAGTAGTCGCGAATGCCATCGTCGATCTTGTTGACCTTGCACAGGTTCTCGATGCCGCGACGGCGATTGCGCTCCATCTCGACCGCGCGGTCGCCAGTGGCGGCACGCTCTTGCGGAGCGGCACGGGTCTCGACTTGGGGTTCCGCGACGGCGCCCGCGGCGGCTTGGTTTTCAGCCATGACGGCTATCTCCTTGGGGATTACCGCGGGTGCGGCGGGGGTTGAAACTGGTTCCTGCTCCAACTCGAACGAGGGAGCCGTTTGCATGTCGCGGAAGAAGCCGGCGTTGACATCAGCCGGCTCCGCAACAAGCGCTGCATGCGAGGGCATCCAGCGCGTGGTGACGAGAACTCCGTCATTGCGGACGTAGCCCTTGACGCGGGCGTATCCGACGCTGACCGAGCGAATGATTCGATTCAGGACATCGGTCCTGTATTCGGTCGCCTCCTGACGGGCACCGAAGCGCGCCATGCCGCGCAACTTGCCGCCGGAGACTTGCAGGTCATCAACGATTCCGACGTTGACTTGGCCGCCGCGGTGGGTCGCGATGATGGGCAGCGGAGCCCGCTGCATGTCGATTGCATCGGGCGAGTGCACGAGAATTTCCGGCCCGTCCGCGACATCGACGATGGCATCACTCGACACCACCACCGGAATCGCGTCATCGTTCGCGCGACCCTCAAGGTCGAACGTGAACGAGCGGACCTGCAAGCCGGCACGTTCGGTCATTGAATAGCTCCCGAAGATGGAATGGGGCGCAACGGGCGCGGGCCACTACGGGCCGGCTGCATCGCCGCTTCGTCGTCGTCCGGTTCGCTCGGCTTGGGCGCGGGCGCGGGTGTTGCCTTCGCCGCCCTCTCGGCGGCAACGTCGGTGTCCACCTCGACGCCCGCAGCCTTGAACAACTCGCGGTCGCGCTTGAGCGCGTTCACCACGTCTTCGATATCCCGACCGTCAGCCGTCGCGGCGATGACATCGGACGCGGATGTCAATCCAGCCTTAATGGCTTCCTTGTAGGCTTCGACTTCCTTGGTCGGGTCGATCCAGGACCAGCCGCGCGGCTTGAAGAGCACCGCTTCGTAACGCGCCACATCGGATGCATACGCGGAAGCCGGCACTCCCTGCACAGCCCCCGAAAGCACGGCTTGCTGTAGCCACACCTTATGCAGCGGGTGGCGGAAGTTCCTGATCCACCATTGCTGGACGGTCTTGTAAAGGTCACGGTCATCCAGCAACGCAAGGCGCGAGCTGCTGTAGTTGCTCTGGCTATAGTCACGAGAAAGGCTCTCGTAACTCGTCCCACAGCCAGCGGCCACTTCGCGCAGCATGTGGCGCATGAACGGGTCCAGGGCCGTGTTCGGGCGATTGGGGTTGTGGAACTCCAACTCTTCGCCGGGATTGAGTTGCTGAATCGTCAGCGGCTCAATCGCCATGACTTGCGAACCGTCTTCCTCTTCCTCGTCGGGCAGCGTGTCGCCGCTCGGCGTCTTGATCGTCGCGAAGTAGTACGACGCCGCACGGGCCGCGCTCACTTCCGAACCCGTGTATTCATTCATCTCGTCCAACTTGCGAAGGACGGTATGCAGCCACGGCTCGCCGCGGGTCTGCGGCCAACGGTCAACAATGCGAAGGTGGAAGATGTCCGAAGCAGGAACCCGCTCGTATCGGTCCGTTGTTCCGACTCGGACGCGGATATCTCCGGGGTGGCGCTCGCGAATCCAATACGCGATGGCTCGGCCGAAGCTATCAACTTCGACGCCCATCCGTACCTCACCCTCTGTCACGAGAGCACCAGGGGATGTGAATTCATCGGCCAGCCGTTCCGGCTCGATGAGTTCCAGACCGAGGGGGATTCGGCTGTCGCCGAAACGCTGGTAGTGCTTGCGAATCAGGACTTCGCCCGCCTCGAACACTTGACCCATGGCCGCGCGTTCAAGGTCGTGGAAGTGCAGAGCCCCGCCCGTGTGACAGTTCTCCGCGGACGCCCACTCGCACCAAGTCGCCTCGATGGAGTCATTGACACGCGTTGCAAGTTCATCGCGCGTCGTCGTGACCTGAGCCTGCATGCCCATGCCGGAGCCGATGACGTTGTTGACGACGATCAGGCGCGCGCGCTTGGCGTAGGAGCTGTCGCGAACCATCTGCCGCGACGAGGCGCGAAGGCGGGTCAGGCTGGAGGCGAGTTCGGCATCGGCACTGCTGTTGCCACTCGAGCCGAGCCCGCTGGTAGTACGCGACCCACGGGCCGCGGCGTACATGCGCGACCCGAAGGGAATCATCCCGGCCGGCGTGGGCGTTTTCTCGGGCCTAAATGCGGCCACGATGCGTTGCAGGAGGTTCGGCCGCTTATGCACGCGACAACCTCACGAACACGCGGCGATTGGTTCTTAAGCCTTCAGCGAGACGCTCTGCGTTCTGCTCTCTCCGAACCTCGATTTCCCAATAGTTGATGAGCCGAACGATGTCGCCCTGCGTCTGGAACTCCATTTCGCGGTCGCCAATGCGATACCGTTTCGTGGTCGGCGTCCAAGCAGCAAGAGCGGCCTTCGCCTGATCCAGTGCAATACAGGCGGCACTGCGCAAATCCAACGTCGTCGCGGTGCGCGGGTCGGCGACGAGCGTGACAACACCCTCGTCAACGCTGTACTTCTCGGTCGTGGAAGCCTTTTCCACGTACGAGAACCACGAATACACGCCCGCAGTCCATGCCGCCGTCTCCGCTGCGGACACCTGAAGCCGATGCAGCGAGGAATCAGCGGAGTCCTGTACCGTCGTGAGCGTCTGCGCGCCGGTGCCAGTGCGCGGCGTCAAGCGAAACTTGAGCACCCACCCATCGGTCGGAAGGTAGTCCGGTACCGAGGTGGCAAAATTCAGCGTGTCGCCGAGAATGAGCCGTTCGCTTTGCATCGCGACGCGATCGTCGCGACACGCGCCGGAACAGTTCAGGGGGCAACTGTTCCGCTATTGACGCTTGCTGCCGAGCCTGCCGAATCCAACGCGACCGCTCTTGCGCGGTGACGCAACACGGCCCGTCCGCCCACCAATTCGCTCGGTCGATACGGTGCTCGTGAATGAGGCTGGCGGGAAAAGGGATAGCGCTGTATCCGTCTCAATCGCGACGATCTGATATCGCGCAAGCGAGAATGCCGTATCCGCTTCAATCGCCGCGCCGACCTGGCGGGCGACGCGCATCTGCAATGCAAATGCCGAGTCTGTCTCTTCCGCTGCAAACGTCGCCATGTAGGTGAGGTTTGCGGCACTTCCAATCATCCCAAACACGCCGCTCACCGCGACCAGTGTTCTCTCGGCAAACTTCGTCAGGTTGGCACTGTTGCCGGTCATCGCAAACGCACCGGCCGCAGCGAATATCTTGCGACCGGCAACGAACGCGGCAGAGTTGCCAGTCCAGCCGAACGAGCCAGAGATACCGCTTACCTCGAAGTCACTGAACGCTGGAAGACCTTCCCAAGCGAAAGACCCTGAGTTGGCGATCAGTGAGTAAGCGGCACCCTGATTGAATGCCGAATACATCTCGGCCAGCGTGTAGCGGCTGTCTCTGCTGAAACTGCCGGTCGGGAACAGATTGAGCCCCCGCCATGGACTGCCGACATTGATTGAGGCGTAGCGTTTCGCCGCCGTATTGATGTGCGTCGTCGCAACCAGATCCGCACTTGCCCCGGTCCAGTCGAACGACCCGGGAAGCGCCGCCAGCAGGTAGCTATTGGCGAACCCAATACCGATGTATAGCTCGCTCAGGGCCGCCCGGTCTTGGTTCGTAATCGATCCGTCCGGGAACGCAGCCACACCCCGCCACGGCTGGGTGATATGCAGCGCCGAAAGGCGCTTGGCTGCGGTGTCTGTCATTTACGGACCAGTCGAAACCTCGCCCCTAGTAAGTGCCGTGCCGTCATCGGCCACGCTGGCCTTTTGATCGACCGTCGTGGCGTCATCCGCGTAAAGGCTGTAAGTCGAACTGGTCTGGGTGTGCTTGTTTCTCCATGCCTTGTAGAGATACCACAACGCCTGCCGGAACGTCGGCGTAGCAGGCGGATTGCCCTGACCCACTTCTGCATAGGTGTCCACGTTCAACGCATCGGTCATTTGCGTCTTGACCGAAGTCTTCATCGTTGACGTGAGGTCACCCGCTGTCGGCGCATTCGTCAGGTTCGTGACGGTCGTTATCGTGCCAGCGGTGATGTTCGTCGGACTCGCGACGGAGGCCGGAAACGTCACACCCGCCGCGGCGGTGACGGCTTGTCCAGCCAGTTGGACAGTATTGACTCCAGACGCGACCGCGCCCACCGTCTGCGAGGACAGGGCCGTTTGCAGCTCAAACGAGGTCAGTTGGAACTCCATCACGCAGGGTTCCATGTTCGCGGCGCCCTTAAGCATGACGTATGACCAAAACGGCGTGTTGGAGGAGAACACCACGTCTGGCACATCGAACCGGTACAGGCCCGGCATGTTGGCCGAACTCACCTCGTAGAGAGCGCCGGCAGTGAAAGCGCCATTCGTTCCGCTTACCAGCGTGATCGCCGTTGGGTTGCCGAATGGCCGGACGTAGTAGGCCGTCAGGCCGGCTGTGTTGTACGCAAGCCCCGTAAGACCGGCCCCGGTGGTCGAACTGGAATCACGGATGAACACGTACACGAACATCCCAACCGTGCCCTTAGTGACGATCAATTTCATGCTGTTCCGCCTGTCATGTCAGAAAATCCGCCAGCCATCTGAGCCGGGAGCCGCTTTATCGAGCTACTCCCACCGCTTATGTCCCCGCCCTCCCAACCGTCTACGCCAGCAGTGGAGACGTTGTTGCCGAACCCGTAGACGCCCGCATAGCCTGCGGTGGTGATACGCGATCCGCTGATGTCGCCATAGGACACGACCGTTGAAAACGAGGTCGGCGAGGCCGCTGCCGCACGCTTGACCGTGACCGTCACCGTCGCGCCAGTGCCGGTTACCTCGACGCGGCAGACATCACCCGCCGCCCAAGTCTGGGAATCCGTCGCGAGCTGCGTCACAGACCCGGCATTCATACGCTGAATCTCGCCGCTGCTCCCGTTGGTGTCGTAGAAGTACGCTGTTGCTGCGCCGGATTGGCAGCGCACCGCTACGCCGAGATAGGCGCCGCCACCAATGCCCAACACAGCCTGCGAGTAGTGATCCGCAGCGAACGTGTCGGCGTTCCACCGCGCGATGCAGTCAACTCCACCCGAAGCGCTTCGGCAATCGTCGCTGACCCCCGGGACGGTGAAGGTCCCGTTTACATACGTCCAATTCGCCGAATATGTAGTCAGCGGTACATCGCTGCCGCCATTGGTAAAAGTATCGGTTGCCGGCAGGGCCATATGATTACCTCAGACGGCAAATCGCCAGGTTGTTGCCGATGGCGTCAACCATCGCAACGCAGCCAATTTCGGGCAGATAGCGGAACTTCTTGAAGCACCCGGCCGCGGTGGTGCTCGGGGCGGTTCCGGTGGTCGTGATCGCTGTCTTGGCGAAGGACACCGGATCAATCGCCCAGATCGTATTGCCGCCGTTCCAGAACAGGTAGCGATCTCCGTCCGGATCCCATTCGAGGCCGCCGGCTGAACCGCCTTGGTTGATGGTTGACGAGCGACTCGCCATCGCCCCGGTAGAAATGCTGTACGAGGTCCAGCCGGAGGTCTGCGACCCAGTGCCAGGCCCCGACAGGAAGACACCGCGCTTCGGATCGATTGCGCCGGAGCGATAGTCCTCGGTATTCTCGGCAGCCCCGTTCAACTGGGTCGTCGTGTTTTGCAGCGGCCTATAGACCGAGAAGATTCCGCTGCCTGT